CGGGGTCAAGGCGCTGGATGATCACCTGGTTGTAGGCGATGGTGCCGACGTTGCGCCAGGACAGCACGCCCTGGATCACCTCGCCAATCTGCTCCACTTCATAGCGGAGCTGATCCGGCATGGCCACACCGCCCGATGGTAGCTCGGTGATTTCCGGGCGCTCCATGGGCTTGCCAATGGCATCCGACCAAAACAGCGGGCTCTCTTCTCGCAGTGTGAGCTCGACGGCGCTGGTCAGCGAGAATGACCAATCGACCACCCGAAACTCGGGGCCGTTGATGCCCAGGGCTGGGATGTAGAGTTTGATCGAGCTGCCGGGGCGATAGCGCCAGCCAGAGAGGTTGATCGGGCATGTCAGGGTGCGGGCGGCGCGGCGCTGACGCAGCATGATATTCGCCAGGCGCTGGGCCTGGTATTCGCTTGTCACACAGCGCAGGTCGAGGTCTTCCAGCAGGGCCAGGCCGCCGTCCTCTTCCACCCATTCGTTGACAATCACCGCCGGGAAGTCGGTCTTCTTGAAGGTGATCGGGTCTACAAATGTCCCGGTCACCTGGTTGATTTTCTCGCTGCTGGCTGGCTCAGGCAGCAGCTCGATATCCCCGATAATCTGGTGCGCCCGGATCTCGTCGCTGGCAGGGCCATAATAAGCGCCTGCAATGATGCCGTGCTTGCCGCCGATGTAAGTCGGCTGACCAGCACACGCCATATGGAGCGCTTCCAACACCTTGGATCTGGCTTCACCCAGATCAAACTCCACGTTGGCCGTATAGCGGGGCTCCAGCGTCCCATCCGGGCGCGTGACCAGTTCATCGCAGATATTGGCTGCAATGATGAACTCGTTCATGCGGATCTCGTCGTCCGGCACTTTCAGCCAGGAGCGGTAATAGTCGAGGATGACCAGGGCGACGTTATCGCTCCACTTCCATTTGCCATCCCGGGGATCCCACACCTCTTTGCCGAACTTCTCGACCTTGATGTTGGGGAGCCCAGCCGGGAACTTCTGGGGGTCGAACTTGAGTGACAGGCGCAGCCAGGTAATCCCCTGGCCAATCATGTCTTCCTTCCAATCGGCACACTTGGCCAACATGAAGGGGTCGCAGGTGTTGCGGTCGGCATGGAGCTCGTAGGACAGCAGATCCGAGAACTCGCCGATCAGGTCATCCCCCAACCAGAGATTCCCGATGCGGGACAGCTTGTGCCCGGCGAGCACCAGGGCCAGGTGCAACCACTCCCCTTCATCCTGTTCACCGGCCTGCTCGGCGGCGAACGACAGCAGACCGGACGAGATCACACGGCCATAGACGCAGGTCTTGTCGCTGGCGGCAGCACGCAGCACCTGGCTACGCTCGCTCGCGCTGCGATAGTCAGAGAGCGACGGCTTTTTCGTCGTCAACATCATGGTGGCGGTGGCCACCGCTGTGCCGATGGAGAGCGCCATGCCCACCGTGACAGCCGTCACGGCAGCATAAGCGCCCGCGCCAGCAGCGGCACCAGCGATAAGAGGGACGGCGGCGGCGGGCATTATTCAACTCTCCATGCAATGAGGGGGACTTGATCCGGGATGGGGCGGGCGCCTTGCTCTGTCATGGCCCAGATTTGGCCAGCCCACATGACCCCGGCGGTCAACCCGTTTGGGCCATCAAACACCAGGGCATCACCACGCTGGGCCATGGCAATTGGCACACGAACAAACAGCGCATCGAGGGCGGCCTCAATGCTGCCGTGGGTCTTTGCAAGCACCCGCTTGGCGCCGATCTCGGTGGTGTAGCGCCCCCGGTACTGGGCGGCGGGATCCTTGTCGCAAGCGGCCAGGCACACATCAGCGACAAACAGACAGCAATCATTTTCACCCCAACAAAAAGGCCGCTCGGAGGCGGCCTGAATGGTGGTGATGATGCGGATTTGCCAATCTGGATGGCGCATGGCGGTCAGTCCTTATAGTTGAAACTCGGGGCATCTTTCTTGGAGCCCCAGAAGATGGAGCGGTCGGCCATCTGGTTCTGGTAGCGGAAGAAGCGATCATTCGGGTGGATGCGGCGGTGGCTTTCGTCGGTGTTGCGCAAGTTGAGGCCCTTCTGCCAGTCCTCAAACTTGTTCGAGATGGTGAGCTGGATGGTGTTGGTTCGCCCCGCCTTGATAGGGGTTTGCGCTATCTTGCCGCTAAACTGCAAGCAGGCATTGAGGGGGGCACCATCAGGGCCAAGCACCACCAAATACAGCCATGCCATTCGGTCAACGATGCGCTCTCTCATCACCTCAGCCAGCAGTGCGTTGTCCAGCCCCGTCAGGGTGACGCTCAGCTTGGTCGGCGAGGTGGAGATCTGTTCTTTCTGGGGGCTGACCGCCCCCAAAGCACCGACCCCGTAATACACCTCACCACCCAGCACCAGCTCCCCCAAGCCAGAGTGAAGGCGGCTCATTCCGCTCACCAGGTCCAGTTTGAGCGCATAGAGCGCTGTCACGTTGGGCTGATTGAGGGCGGCGATCACATCAGGATCAAGGCCGGTGATCATGGATAGAAGCTCTCCTTGAACTTGATGGTTCCCAGGTCACGGCGAAGGCCTGACGGGCGGCGAGATTTGCCGCCACCATCGAGGCGAAACACCCCCATGGGGCGCTCGACCACCAGGGGAGTGCCGCTGGGGTGGCCCTTGCGCAGCATGGGGGCAAACGCAATCCGGGCCGCGCCAGACTGATCAGACCAAACATCTGCCGTGACCCGCTTGAGTTCGTCGCCCACCTGTAGCCAGTCGCCGTCCCGCAGTACCAGGGTCGAGGGCTTCCACCCTCTGCTCGTCATCGCGGTGCGCATGTTCAGCGCCTCGCTGACGATAGGGGCGCCATGTACCGGCTGTTTGTGGTGCGCAAAGTCCCACAGCCTGACCCGGTTGGTTTTTCCATCCAGCTTGGCGATGAAGGCTTCCAGGCGGCGGGCAACAGAGGGCTCCATCTTGCCCATTGTCAGCTCCATCAGCCACTTGCTGCCCGGGGTTGCAACGGTCTGCTCTGAGCCGTCAAACGGCGATTCGAATACCCGCCCCATGGTTTCAAGGTCGAGGGAGTTTTCCCGCACCCTGAACTCGGCGGGCCAGTCATAGATTTCCATCGTCATATCCCCAGCATTCGACGCGCCTGGCCATTGCTGCCAAGGTCTTCGATAAACATGTGGTAACCCCGATTAGCGGCCTCTGTGATCACCTGATTGCGGTCGGTGTCAGTCATGTCGGCACTGAAATGAAAGTGCTGCTCAAACACAGCGCCGCCGCTGGCCGCCACGCCTCCCCCACTCATCAACTGGTCATACATCTGATCGATACGCTGGGCTGATTTGTTGGTGTAAACCCGCTCGCCTTTGTCGAGCAGCCAGGTGCCCTCTCTGGGGATCTCTTCAATCCCTGAGTGGGCCATGCCTGCAATAGCCGTCCCGGCGACGATGCCGACCGATATCATGGTCTGGGCCTTGAGCATTGCGCGGGCAGACTCAGCCGCGAGCAGGCCGCCGGTCATCGCGGCAAACGCGGGCGGCCTGTTGCTGGGCCGCTTTCTGCCTTTCAACGCGCTGGCGCTCCTGCTCGGCAAGCTGATCCTGCTTGCGCTGATCCGCCTCCAGCTCCTTGGCCATCGCCTCTTCACGCTTGACCATGTAGTCAGCTTGCTGCTCAGCGAAGTAAGCCGCCTCCTTCTGGCGGTACTCCTCTCGCAGTTCCCCCAGGCTCTCATAGCCGCGGCGCCGCAATTCGGCCTCGCTGACCTGCATGCTGTCGATTTCTGCCAGGCGCTCCTCATGGGAGAGGCGCAGTTTGTCCAGCTCACTGGCGAATTGCATGTCCAGGGCACTGAGGCGTGCCTCCCCCTGCTCCAGCAGCTTTTTGTTGTCAGCGCTGGTATCACGGGAACTGACCGGCTCGGGTCGCGGCGTAGCTGGGGCCTCAAGGTGCTTTTGATAAGCGATGTAGTCACCTGCTACGCGCTCCATTTCGGCCTTTATGGCCGCCTCTCTCTCACGCAAGGCGGCTATGTCTGCATCTCGATCACCTGTATTGCCAAGCAAGGAATCAAAGAAGCCGGCGTCGCCGTATTTCTTGCGCTGGCTGATCTTGGATATTTCCTCCGTGACCTCCTGCAGCTCCTCCCTTAACCCACTGATCCGTTTGGTCAGACCATCCCTTGTGCGGGGGGAATCTGACCAGCTATCAAAGAGAGTGCCCCAATACCTGGTTGCAATGACCAGAGTCTCGGTCAACCAATCGATCTGATTTCTGGCGCCTATAACGGCATGAGCAAACCCTGCAGTAAGACGCTTGGATACATCGCCAAGCGCTTGATCCATCTCTTTTAACTGACTGATGTCAGTCTGAGTTAGCACAACGTTCAGGGAACGATAATGACCGGTCAGGCGCTGGAGCTCGGCGCCACTGTTTCGGAGAAGCGGTTGCAACACCGAGACATCATTAGCGATGGACTCCAGGTAGAACACCTGCTCAGAAGCAGAAACGTTGGTGGCATCCATCGCGTTTTGAACCGCAATCAGCGCATCGGGCCCGGCCATCTGCTGGAGCTTGGAAGCAGTCAGCCCCACCTTTGGGGCGATATTCTCCATCCAGTCTTTAAATTCCCCGCCACCCGTGGCTGAGAAGTCACCCAGCTTGTCCTGCACATCTTTGAGCATGTCAGCGAGCTGGTCGCCGGTGACGTTGTACTGCTCCGTGGCGTAGGCCAGCTCCTGCATCTTCTCGACCGAGACGCCAGCTTTAAGCGCCATCTGCTCAAGTTCGCGGCCTGTGCTGGCGAGCGAGGTCACGGAAGCGGATAGGCCAGCCGCAGTCCCCACCAAGCCAAAGACGGCGCCCTGAACGATATTGAATCCCTGAACAATGGCCATCGACTTGTTTGACAGCAAATCGGCTGCATCAACGAATGAGCGGCCAAAGTTGAATGTCGAGTCTTCGGCATTCTTGGCGTCGGCGGCATAGCTTTTCAGCACGTTCGCCGCGGAGCGGACATCGGCAGGCAAGGATGAGAGATCCGCACTGAGCAGCACCCGAAGGTCAGCAATCTGGGTCGATGACATAGGTTCTCTCTATTCCCGGGATGGAGGCGGCCAGGTTGGCAATGTCCTCGTCACTTTGTTCAACCACCACAGGATCCGGGCGGTGATAGAAAAACTCTGAGGGGCTGACCCAGTGCTCGGCCTTGAGGTGGACATTCAGCAGCAGGGCGCAGATCTGGCCGGTTTCGTATTGGCGGATCCGGTAATCAGTCGGGTGCTTTGAGAAATCAGCAACCCAGTCCAGGTACTCAGCAGCCGAAAACTCGCTCAGCCAGCACCGCCAGTCTGCTCGACCAAACTGGCGGGCCAGGCTTAGGATGAACGCCTTTTCAGCCGCTAGGCTTTTTTTGGGTCGGCTGGCTCCTGTGCTTCACCCTCTTCCACTGCGCTCTTTTCATCAGCGGCGGGCGGCTGTGCGCAAGGGGTAGGAACGGATCACCCTGGCTTTGACTTCCTCGATAGATTCCGCCGGATGCAGGTACTGCAAGCCAAACGCCGCCATGGTGGCATTCAGCTCATAGAGCGCCTTTTGCACCTGCAAGGTGTATTTGTCGAGGGCCTTTTTATCCCCTTCCTGGGGCGGCGATGGCCACTCAACATCGACCAGGTAAGTCTGATATTCAAACAACTGCAGGGCCGTCAGCGCCCGCACGGTGACATCAGACTCCAAGCCACGGGGGGTTCGCAGCTTGATGGTTCGGCTATCAATGTGTGGCTCGGTCATGCGACAGGGTTCCAGTCAGTCTCTGCCGGGGATTGACGGCCAGAGAGGGAGATTTTTACTGAACGGGTGATGGTCTCTTTCGCCTGGATTGCCTTGCCAACGCTGCTGACAAAGCCATAGAAGCCATCCCACGCCCCATTGGGGTACTTGATGAAAAACCAGCGAGGGGCTTGGGCAAGCAGGTTCACCAGTTGTTTCTGGGTTGCTTCCGCAGGCTTCCAGGCCAGGGTGATCGAGAGCTGACCGGGGTCGATTTGACCGGCGGTTTTCTCTTTCCACTTCGGGTCCGGCGCGTCCAGATATGCATCTTCTATCTCTTCGGCGCTCATCTCGGGCGGCGTCAGCTCTTTGACATCAGCCAAACGGATAACCGCATTGCCGGTGGTGGGGTCCGGCTTATCGTTGCCAGCAGCGGCAGCCATGAAAAATTGAGTACCGGCGCCCTTCACCGGCTTGGTTGCATCAGTCATCAGGGTTTGCTCCAGGTCGCGTTAAAATTGAGGGTCAGAGACATAAGGCCAGTGCCCCGATCATCTACACCGTATTGCCAGCCCGCCGAGGCCAGCCCTTCGAGCAGCCGCTCGCCAAGATCGTCCCCAGCCAGCGGCGCCAGCTTCTCAGCCAGCTCGTCCAGATCGGCGTCCGCCTGGTTGGTTTCGGCTACATAGAGGGAGACCATCAGCAGGGCCTGATCGCTCTCCCCATCCAAGGAGAACTCACCATCGCCCCCTTCCAGGAAGTAGCAGAACGCCAGGGGCAGATCTTCGGCGGCGACGTCTACCGGGCGGGAGGGGTATACCTCACGCAGATCGGGCACACAGGTTCGCACCCGTTCGGCCAAGGCCGCCCGGATGTCGGTTCGAATTGTCATAGTGGGTCCAATAAAAAACCCCGCCTGAGCGGGGTTGATGGTTGTTTTTTACCAGTCAGGATTGTCTGTAGTGAGGCTACTTTTTATCTGATTGCCAAACTCAAGCAGTTTGGGTTTCACTGCATCCAAATCCCCTTGAGTCTGGATGGGCGTTTCCATTGCAGGATATGAGCCGAATTGATTGACCACGAGTTATGGTGATTTCTGGTGTATGGGGGATATAGAGAAGGTGGCGTATCCTGCTGATTGATTCCGCTCAAAGAATTCAATCAACA